GTACTATTTGTGCGCTTGTCATGCCTCTGCCACCTCCTCAAACGTAGCTGATATTGTAGCTCTATTTAAGTATGGTATTGTTTTGTTCCAATCTCTACAGATAAGTTTTTTACTAGCACTTTCTCCCGGTGGAGTGTAATCAAAGTTTTCTACACCAGCCCTAGCGTCAAGAAAAGTTTCTATTTCATCTGCATCTGTTTCACTTATATTTTCCCATTTAAGGTTATAAACTTTCAAGTTTTGATTTATTCCGAAGGTAGATCTTTGAGAATACCCCGATCCAAACTGTGCAATGCGGATATTTGGTTTAGATTTTTTAGCTAGCCCATAAGTAGGGTTAACTGTTGTTGGAAAACTAGCCATTAGCTCAATAAACCTCCAGCCATTTGTTGATTAACTATTTCTGCTTGCACTGCTGATGCTATAACTTCACCTAGTTTGGCAGCACTATCATCATTACCTTGAACAGCAGAACCAGAAGCATCTACATTTACAACCACGTTAGTTGTACCTCCAAGAGCATGATTTGGTGTAACCATACCAGAAACTCCTGGTGTAAACAATTCTGGACCCTTTTCACCCACAATATAAGATTTTCCTCCTTTTGCAGAGCCACCATTAGCAAGACCTGGTATTAGACTTAAAAGCCCTCCTGTTACTGAACTTCCTGCTGCATTGCCAAATATAGCCATATTTAAGAAAGCATCAGCCATCCTATCAAGAACATTAGATAAAGCTTCATTTAAACTTTGTGTTCCCTTAATTAAACCTTTTATTCCGTTTCCTATGTCTACCGCAATCGTATCTTTTAGTTTGTCAAAAGCGTCTTGTGTTATTTTTGCTGCTTCGTTAAGTTTTTGAGTTTCCTGTACTGATTGTGACAAACCATTTACTTGTTCATCAATCGAATCTTGGGATGCTTCAAGAGTAGTTAATCTTTCTTGATCTTCCTTACCAAGGATGCCTACCTCTCTTTGTTTTTGTAAAAGAGCGTCTACTTCAAACTGTATATTCTTTTTACTAATTTCGCCTTCTTTTTCTAAATTAGCAATTGTTTGAGCTAATTGAGGGTTTAGTCCTTCTTTTCTTAACTCTAATATTCTGGCTGTAATGCTCTCTTGATCCTTTATTTGATTAACCATATCATTAAATTTTGAGGACATGGTATCAGCTTGAGTTTTAGCTTTCTCTCTTATTGCAAATATTTGCTCTTCTTTTTGTAACACTTCTAAAAGTGCTCCTTTTTTAGTACCTGAACCTCCCTGACCTCGCATACCCTCTATGTCTTCTCTTCTATTTACTAATCCTTGGGCCGTAATATTACCAAGTGCTGCCGCATCTGCAACAGTTCTAGTTGCTGCTGCTACCGATAAACGATCTCTAGCTCCACTAATTCTCATTATAAAATTAGCTATCCCTGCTCCAAATGCTTGTAATTTTGTTACCGCTATTGCCATTTCACTTCCAATAAGCCTTGTACTCTCTCCAAAATTCTTTAGCTTTTCAATTCCGTCTTCCCCTATTCTAGTTCCCATCAATTTCATCGAAGCATTAAAAGCTGCTGTTTTACCCTGTGATTGTTCTATTAATTTTATACGAGCTTCTTCTGCCGACCCCTGTAATCCTATTGCTACTGTTACAGCCTCGGTATTTTGAGCAAACGGACCCATCGCTTGCCCTAACTGACTTATGGCAGAAATAGTTTGCTGGATAGTCTGTAAGGCAGCAGTAGCAATAAGACCTCCTGCAAAACCTCCCATCTGTCCACCCATTTTTGTGCCAATAAAACCACCTGCACCACCAGCAAGACCACCTAAAAGTCCTTGTCCAAATAACAATGGAAATGCACCACTTATTAATGCACTTTGTAGTGCTCCATCGGCTCCGCTAAAACCTTTTCCAGGTAACAAAGTTCCCTGATTTGTAAAATTTAACGGAGAAGATGGACCCATTGCTCGGCCTGATACCCTTCCTGATCCCTGTGACCCTGTTAATGCTCTGTTTTGTTTGTTTATAGCATTGGCTGTTTGTTGTTCAACTTTTAATTGTTGCCTATCTACCTTTAACTGGTTTTGTTTAACTCTTAAATTTCTATTTTCTATTTGCAATCGTTTTGATGCCATCTCAACTTTATGTTTTTCATTCTTTAGTACAGTCTTGCTGGCTCTTCCTCCTTGAGCTAATTTATTTAATCTTGATATACGCTTTTCAAGATTATTTAGCTGCTTATTAACAGTCTTGGTATTTAGTTTTATATTAACTTCGTAATTAGATGCCACTAATATCAATAAAACATTACATTTAGTTTAGCGTACCTTACGATATTGAGCTTTCTTTTGTGCATCTTCGTATGCTTTTTCTTCTCTTTTTTGTTTAATACTAAAGTAAGCGTTCCAGCCGTAAACTTCTTCTAGTGACATATTGTTACGCAAATACTCAACTGTCATTCCTAAAGTTTCTGCAATAGAAAACTGAAAATATAAGTAATGATCCTTGTTAAGTTGTGCTTTTTACGGCATCAGGGGTAGCCTCCTCGCCCAACTCTTGCATCTTAGTCATAAGCTCTACTAAAACACCTAATGGTATTTCCCTTCTTAAGCTTGGTCTATCTGCCTCAACAAATAATTTTTTACCGCTTTCATCTTCAGCTTTATTTATAATTACTTGAAGAGCAAAATCTAGGCTGCTTTCATTTTGAACTCGGTTAGAAGCTATTAGAGTATCATTTATTGCATCTCGGTCAGCAATGGTTAGTGGTGTCCAATATACTTTTAAAATGAGTTCGCCATCTTTGTATATGGGGTAGCTACTTCTTTTACCTATGCTAAATGCTTGCTTTAGCTTGTCGATTGCTCTTTCTGTTGCCATGCAAAATAAATTAGTATGTTCATCTACTATACTACTACTTTATTACTTAAAGCCAACCTTTTTAAATGCTAATGCTATATCTTTGTTGATAAGACCACCTTTTGTGTAGATATTGTACCAGTTCGGTCCTCCCGTAGCCGTTAAACTAAACTGTTGACCATGTTGGGCATAAGTTACCTCTTGACCACTAATACTAGGTCTTGTTTGTCCAGGTGCGTTAATAGCAAAACCAGCATACTTGGCTCTGTTACCAATAAATAAATCTTGATTTAAAGTTACATTTGGAACTCTAGGGTTTTTTATCTGCCTAGCTGTTGGGTCGGGTATTAAATAATGGGGAAAGTCTGGTTTTCTTTTCTTAGTTGCTTGTACAGGACTTTTTGATACTATCCAGTTTTCTCCAAATGTCCCTGTCCACCACGGGCCTTTTTCAATTAAAGAACGAGCTACTGTTTTTGCAATCTCTTTTCTTCCTTTAATTATTGCCTTCCCTAAATCTTTAGTAAAATGTTTTTTAAAATCTTTAGGCATTGGCAGTAAAATCGCAACTTACAACGGATAAATAGTGACTATCTTCTTCAACATTTATAGAAGTTGGCCCTTCAATTTGTAATACTCTTGGAGTGACAGAAAAAGTATCTACATAAGTTGAAGCGTTAACAGAGGTGAGACCTGTTATAACTGTTTCAGCTATAGCAGAGGCAACTGCACTTCCCTTATGAGGCGGTGTCATAATCCCACATCTTATGGAACCAGAATAAAAACTTGATGCTGCTCCCTGCGTCTGGGTAGTAGATTGATTAAAGTCTAAACTTACCATGACATATTTTTTATTTTTACCTGGAGTGCTTAATGGTGTATTATCAAAAATTACAGAAACAGTGGGATCTGCGTCTGTTACTGCATTTAAAATTGCGGTTTCAAATGCTGCTCGTGCGTTTACTAAAGTCATTAGAAGATAACGTCAACTCTAAATAAATATTCTTGACCACCTTTCTGAGTAAGAATATTTGTTATCTTACAACCTCTACTAGATCCAGAAAATGTCAGGGTAATTTCATCTTGTAATAAAGGCTGGCTATCTCCTATTAAATCTGGTGTTATGTATAATCTTGCAACATTTTCTTGAAAACCTGTTTCCTCACTAGACCTTACAAACTCAATCGGAACTTTTATCGTGTAGTTTGTGTCTACTGTTATGTATTCTCCAGTGGTATTGTTATAGCTTGATACACCTTTTCTTGTATAAACAATAGTTGTATCCAAAGAATCTCCAAGTTGTGCAACAACCTGTTTTGCAATATTTTTAAATGCTGTGTCTAGTTGTCCTGCCATTATCCTCTAACTACCCTCATTTGAAAAGTACCTGCTCCACCTAGCATATACGCGCCAAGATAACTTTGTAACCACGGATAAACATCTAAAATATTATTTATTGATCCTGTTCCCTGGCTATCGGTATTGTATTTAACTTCAATATCTCCTAGTTTTACCTCAGAAAAATTACCATCTTTACCAGTAGTACCAGTAATAGCATCGGTATCGTTTGCCAAGGCTCTAGCTAATTCATATTGTGCATATTTAATATTACTTGGAATAGTTGAACAACTTAATTCAACTCTATCTACCTGATAATTTGTTCTTGGAAATTTTAATGCCTGATTTTCGTCACATCTATCTCCTTGAAATA